TCAATAGTTCTTAAGTAATCAATGTATTCTTCTCTAATATTATATAGCTTCATAGCCCCTCATTCAAAATAAAAGTGGTAGCTTACTTTGTAAGCCCCACTCTTTTTGATTCTCACTTAATGGTGGAGATACACCTAATTTAAGCTTCACATTTGGGGTATAGGTAGCGAGTCACCTCCAATTATTTATTATTGTTTTTTATAAGGGAACAATTAACCCAAACTTTCACAATATGTTAAGATGTTATAAGCGTCTGCGATGTTGTCATCTTTGCAATCAGAATCAACTAATCCTGTGGCTTTTAAAAGTTCAAGACTTTCTTCTTTGCGTTGTTCTCGTTTGCCTGAAATAAGATGATAGCTACACCACTTAGAGTTGTCAATAAAAGTATAGCCATTTACTAGACCGTCAATAGCACCGATAAAATAACCGTTACAATTAGCCAATGTAATACTGTGTTTTCTATTTCTTCCCATGATAGGCGTTTCAATAGCTAGATGATAATCTTTTAAGTCAAACTCATCTATGATATCTTTAATTGCGTTCACAATGTCAAAAGTACGTTCCCACGCGTTTTTCTTTGCGTTATATGCTTTAATGGAACCGACATATAATTGTCCGTCTTTTCTAAAGGCGTACCCAGTTCCCTCGTCTTTCTTACTAGCTGTACTGAAGTCAATAGCTAAAATTTTTTTCATTTCTACCCTCTTAAATAGGGAGGCTATAAGAAGTCACGACCGCATAAACATCTTCGCGTGTTTTGTCAATGTTAACGCCGTAATCAGTTTTGTCAATAAATTCTAAAACTTGTTTCAACTCTACTTCATCATTAACAAAATAGATGTTTTTTTCTGCCATGTCTTTACCTCCCTCATTGATTATGGTATTATTATAGCATACCCATTTTTAGTTATGACTTTTATTGTACCTACAAAAGATTTAGATAGTTTACAATTTAATTAAATAATTTGTAACCAAAAAATAATATAATACTAACTATCAGCGTGGTTGAGCCATTCTTGTATTTTTGACCCTGATTTTTTTACTTGATTTTGAAAAAACGTATGTTATAATAAATATATAAAAATTGAATACGCCTAAGGCTTGTCTGATGTCTTAGGAATTGAGTATATGAAAACCGTACTGAATAAGGCGCGAGTAATGAGTTAGGCAAAGCAGTAGCCCTGTGTGATGTCACTGAAAGCAAGTTTCAAACGCTCCCCCAGCATAGGCAAAGTTAAATAAGAAGTTACTGCTTGGGTGTTCATCATAGCCGAATTGATGTGAGGACTGATTGAGTTACTAGCGCTGACATATTAATTAGTTCAAGAGGGGGGGATAAAAACTGCGTTTGCGTGGATAGTTATACCCTTTAGCAAGGTAACTAAAAAGAAATATTTGATAGCTTGAATTGTAATATAACTTCGGCTATAATTAAAGCATAGATAAAAAGAAAGAGGTATTTAAATATGTTTATCGTTTATTGGTTAATGTCAGCTATGTTTGGAATTGTTGCAAGCGTGGACCATTCTCTTTTTGTTGTTTGGTTCTTATGTTGCCTAGGTAACTTTATTCTAGGTTTGGTAAATTTAATAAAAGGAGGATACAAAGATTGACGGTTTTGTTAACTTTTGTAACTATAATTTTATCATTGGTTTTTATAGTTGACTTTTTACTTATAATCGGTCTTATTATTACACTATGGAGGTTTTTCAAATGACAATAAAAGACGACATCAAAGCAATTAACAAAGATATCAAAAAAGCAAAGAATTTTAAATGGCAAGTCAAACGTGCTAAGTATTGGCTAGTTAGATTAAAAAATATTTACCCTGACTATAAATTTAAAACTTATTTTACACCCTTACGTGATAAAAATATCATCTTCATTGACTATAAAGTAAAAGGGGTTGATTAAAATGCAGGACTTGTTTAAACGTGTTATAACTGCTAAGGAACTACAAGAGAAAGAGGACTTCAAAGGTGGTAATGAATGGCTAATAGAACACTTAGTACCACGAGGACAGGCAGGTCTAACCATTGCACCGCAAAAGTCTTTTAAAAGTTCTACCACGTTGCAAATGGCTTTAAGCGTAGCTAAAGGTGTCCCCTTTGGCTATTTTAAAACTAAACAAGCGAACGTGCTTATAATTGACAATGAAGATACTGACTTTGTTTTACATCAACGGTTAAAGGCTTATAATGATGTTCCTGATAACTTACATTTCATCACAGGGGGAATTTTTAAGCTAGACAACACAAACCACATGAACGGACTTTATAAGTTCATCAAAGACAATAATATCAAGTTTGTTATCCTGGACAACTTAAAAGACATGCTGACAGACCGCAATACACTCAACGACATGTCAAGCATGAATGACGTGCTGAACAACATAACACGCTTGAAGTTGCTTTTGAATGATGTAACATTTTTATTGATTGCTCACGCTAGAAAAGACACAAATAATCAATCACTTGAAGAAAAGTCTTTTAGAGTACGAAGCACTCACGCTTTAGGTAGTTCAGCAATTGGTGCATGGTTTGAGTTCTGTTTATGTCTAAGCCCTAAAATGGGAAAGAATAGCAAGTATTCAATTTTAACTGTTGAGGCACGTAACTATGCTTATGACAAAGAGGTTTGTCTAGGTTACGTAGGGGAACAATTTCAAATCATAGACCCCACAGGAAACAAACCGAAAGAGATATTGGAAGAGGAACAAAAAGAGGGGGAAGAATACGAGGAAACAAAAAACGAAGCCGAAAGTCTTTTAACAGCATTGCAACAAAAAGGAAAAGTAAATATAACAGACGATTAACCGTTTTGTCTTTGACATTTCGGTTTTTCTTTTGTATAATTAAGCCATCAAGTTAAGAGAGGTTAAACAAATGAAAATTGCACTTGAAACACTTAATAAAATAGCTTTAAGACTTCAACAAAAAGAACCAGTAACAGATATTGAAAAAGATATGCTTCTAGGGCTTTTAAATAGCGTTTATAGCTATTATAAACAAATGGAAGATATTTCTATGCTAGATGTCTTAATCGTTCTCTATGAGCGTTTAACAGGCGTTAAAGCAGACAAAAAAGAAGAAGTAACACGCTTCATTGAAAACTTTAGTGCAAAGCGTCTTGTTAAGCTATTAGACAGATTAGAACAAAAAGGAAAATGTCAAAAAGAACTTAAAGTAGATGACACATTTATCAATGAAACAAGAATGTACTACAAAGTAGTAGCAAACAAAATCAAAGAAAGAGGTATCAAATAATGGCAATTGAAAAAGTAGTATATTATTATGATGACGGAACTAAGAGAGAATATCCCCCACGATTGACAGACCTAGAACAGTTAGAGGAATTTAGAAAGTCAAAAGCTGACGTAACAGAAGTGTACGACTTCATGCAAGAACATCTAAGCAAGTTTGAAGCTAAGTTATCCCTGTGTTTTAAATATATGGTTGACAATCTAGGCATGGAGGAACAACAAGCAAATAACACGTTGGAATTTTGGTGTAATGAATGGGGTGTTCAAAACGTTCATTTCATCGCAGAGGGTGGAACATGCCAAGCGTGTGACAAACAATGCAATGCTGAAAAATTATTCTGTTCAGAAGAATGTTACAAAAATTACATAGAATTGAAATATAATTGTAATTGACATAGCTAAAAGAATTCGATATAATTAAGTCATCAAGTTAAGAGAGGTAACAAAAATGATTAAAGTAATTTACATCTTAGAGGACGGTTCTGAGAGTTGGTCTTATGAAGTTAGAAAACTACGAACCGCAGTAGAAGCTATTAGAGAAGATATGGAAGAAACAACAATGATTGCAAAAGCAGTTGTGTTTGTTGAAAACGGAAAGGAAATTTTGGAGGTTAAAAGATAATGGCTCAAGAATATTACGCAAATAAATACGGCATTCAATTAGAAGAGTTTATAATTTGGGGAAGTGAATGGGACTTAAAATTTTGGCGATATAACTTCACAACTGGGCAAGGTTTTGCTTTAACAAACGCTTTGAAATACTTTGTAAGGGCAGGGAAAAAGCCTAATGAGCCTTATGAGAAAGACATGGGCAAATATAACGATTATATTAACATGGCTGTTCTAATGGGCTTTGAACGTTCCGAAGCAGAAGATTGGGTAGCACTTCAAAAATCTACCTTTGAGGAGTTCAAAGGTAGAAAAGCAGAACTAGAAGAAATCAGAAAAAGAGAGGAAGCGAAACGTGTATAAATATTGTGCTTTAAATCGTCACAAATTCTTATGGTTTAAAACTTTTGAGGATATGGCGAAACATTTCAGCATTACAGAAAGTTATTTAAAATTTTGGTTAAATAAAAATGAGCCTTTAAATGGTTGGTTTATTAGAGAGGTAAATTATGGTTCTGAATTGGAATGGCTTCAATAAATGGCGTGAAACTAGCTTAGAATATCATAAAATGCTAGGGGAACACAATTACACTAATGCATTAACATTCTTTGAGTACGCAAGGCAATATTTCAATGCTAAAGGCTTTCCACCTCCTGAAAAGAAAACAAAAACAGGCAGAAAAGGAAAATACACGCAAAAAGATAGCAAAGAACAGTTAAAACAAATACATGAATACATCGGAGGTATTAAATAATGTTGACTTTACTTTTAACAATTATATTTATTTGGCTTGCGTTTAAAGTCGTTGAAAATGTAGCCGAAGAACTTGGTAGATACATCAGAGGGTTCTTTAAATGGTTGTGGAAAATGTATAAAAAACATGTAAATAAAGGAGTGAGCCTATAATGGATAGCAAAGTCCTAAAATTAATCAATGAAATTGAAGTACCAAAAAGTCAATACAATAGCTACGGTAAATATAATTTCCGAAACAACGAGGATATTCAAACGGCTTTGAAACCTCTGTTATTAAAGTATGGGCTAATGGAAAAAGCAGAAACAGAAATGTTTGAAATGAACAACGAACTGATGTTACATGTCCATGTTGAGATTTTTGACCCTGATGACCCTAACGACGTTACAAGTGGCGACGGTTGGGCAGTCATTGACGTCAATAAGAAAGGTATGGACAAGGCTCAAGCTACTGGGGCTAGTCAATCATACGCAAGTAAATATGCTTACGGTCAAGCGTTGAAATTAGATGATACCAAAGACGCAGATAGTACAAACAAAGGGCAAAATAACGTTACACAACCTAAGCCACGACCAAAAGCGAACTATCAATACAAACTAAGCGACTTGAAAAAAATGGTAGCAAATAAAGAAATGTCAAGCGACCGTGCAAACGAACTTTGCAAACAAGGAAAAGTAAACATGAATGCTTAATACTTGACTAAAGAAAGCAAACACGTTATAATTAAACTATCAAATAAAGAGAGGGAAACAAAAAAATGAAAATTATTGAAACTTTGAAAGTAAACGAAATTAACACAAAACAAGTTGAAACAGCAAAAGGAACTAAAAAAGTCCTATCATTTAAAGCATATCCATTTGAACATTATATCGGGGGTATTTGGTTACCTGATAGCGTAAACTATGGCGACATCGTAACAGTATTTATTGACCAAATTAAAGCCGAAACAAAAGGCGACAAAACTTATTACAACGCTTCATTTGCTAAAGTTACACCAGAGTTTAACTTAAACCGTGATAATAACGAACCACAAAACAATACGGTTGACTTATTTGGTGGTGGTGCTGTTGATATTCCTGATGAACAATTACCGTTCTAAAGGGGTTCACTTATGGGATATGACTATGAAATGATACTTGATGAAGTAGATAAATTAAGTCTACAAGGACGAATTGAAGAGGCAAAGGAACTTGTGAGAGAACTTGTTCCCCCTCTGTTTGCCGTTGATTTTACTAACTTAATGGAATTAATCGAAAGGAATACATACAAACTATGAAAATCAGTAAAGAAAAACTCACTTTTTTAAAAAATGAACCAATTATCACTTTGGAACTTATCCATGATATGCTAGAGGTAAAACAACACATCAACAATTACCAACGTAACACAAACAAAAAATACGGTCTAAACTTTGAAAAAGACGAAGTAATTAACCGTGAAGTTGCTGACATGATTATTATTAACACGCTAGGAAAGTTAAATATGTTACCTGAACAATCTTATTTCTTGCGTTTGGTAAGAAATGAAGGTGTTGACACTCATAAAGCTCGTAAGGCTGAAATGTTTGTTGAAAAAGCAAATCTAGCTGATAAAATTGTTGAAAGTCTTGATTTTATCTTTTATAGTGGTACAATTTCTTTTGATAAAGAAGAATTATTCAACTTTATTAAAAATCAAAATGTCCAAAATCTTGAATATTTCAGCAGTAAAGGACGCAAAGAGTGGTTTTCTAATCGTGTTAAATGGTTGTTAGATACTTACAAAGGGGAATAAATGATTAACTTACAAAATAAAAAGTTAGATATTAAAGAGTTCTTACAAGAGTTAGGCTTTACCGTTAGTTTAGACTATGAAAGAGAACCAACAGGAGTGATGTTTGCTGAAATACACCCTATTGTTAGTCAAGTAAGTAACAATTCAGCCATTTATCAGTCGTTTAGAACACTTGAAATTGAGCTTATGGTAATTTGTACCGAAGAAACAGAAAACAGCTTATACAGGGCAGTACAACTCTTGAGCGATGAGCATTATATTTATGCCAATACTATCACAGACAACACAAATATTATAAAATTAAGAGGTAACTATTATGATTAATGATAATACATTGAATTTTATCCGT